AAGTGCAGAAGCGATTGCCCCAAATGCTCCTTCATTCTCTATAGTTCTGGTCTCTAGTCTATTAACATCGATCCAGACATCAACATCTGGTACAAGAGTGATAGATCCATTCCAGAATCGAACAAGATAAGGAGTTACACTCTCAGATCTGGTAGCAAATGGTTGAGTTAACCACGAACTTTCAGAATAATCAAGAGTTACAGTCTGATTTGTTCTCTTAATACCGTCTCCAACAATTTCTGCAAATCTAGAATCTTGATTTGCATTCGTTGTTGATCCAATACCAGTGATGGTATTTGAACCAATCTCTAGATTGATAGCAGTGGTATAGTGAGATGGCCTCAGAATTCTATTCTTTAAATCAACACTGTTTCTAACACCAATTGTTGTATCCTGAGGATTAAGAGTACCAAAGTTATCGATAAAGATACCATTCTTGAATCTATTCAAACCATTAGAATCAGGAACAAAAAGGTTCAGAGTATTAGTTTCAATCAAACTCAATGAACTATAATACTCAAGGTTCTTAATTCTCTGTTCCAACTTGAAGATATCTCTCATCTGATATCTCTTATGTTGCACAACAGATACTCTCGCAGTTTCTGTTGTGTAAAGATATGGTGGAAGGAATGTGTTTGAAATATTCAAACATCCATTGACTTCATCAGGAAGTTTTGGATCATCTGATGGAGCTCCATATTTAACACTTAATTCACCATCTGGAGAAATATAAATGCTATCCGCTCTTCCAAGATAATAATTATAATCAACATTCATCGATTCTTCAGATGCAATAACATCTTTTGAACTGTGTTGACCAGTTACTCCGCCACCAAAATCTCTTCCATAGAATTCAAGAGGAGATCTAGAGTTTGTCATGACAGGGTAATCTATAACTCTTGGTCTTGCATCAACCATGTCAGTATTTCTAACACCATCAATGCTGCTAATTTCACCATTATAATTAAAAGAGTTGTATGAATTAGCAACAGTAATGTCACCAGTGTCAGCAGAATCGTAAAATGCCTTAGAATAATAAACTCTTATCTGTCTTGAAGGCGCATCAAAACCAGGTTTTCTTATAAGTCTAGAATAATCATATATGGTTTCTCTTTGACCATTATCAAATGTATATTGACCTGTAATTTTTTTGGATCCAGCGTTAATAACACTTGCAACTGCACTCACACCAGACTGACTAAACTGAACAACTTCATTTTTCTCAAAGGAAGTAGCATTTAAATGGATGAATCCAATATCTGTATCATTCTTTCTAATCAGATAGATTGCTTTTGCGTTACTGATTGTACCGGTAATAGTTTCTCCAACAATAATATCGTTTGTTGTTGCTGTAGGTCCATCAAGAGATGCAAGAGTCATACTTGGAGACTCTGCAGGACTAGTATTGGTAGATTCAAAAATACCATGAATCTTAACAACATCAGGAACGTTCAGTGAAATAACATTATCCTGAACTCTTGTACCAAATGGATAGTTACCATAAGTAAGACCATCATTCAGAGTTGTTCCTGCAAATCCTGCGTTCGTACCAGAAGCAGAAAGTTTTGACTTATCAACAATAAGATTATTTGAAATTGACTTTCTTTTAATCTTTGTAGTGACAGCACTCTTTCTAAGAGTCGCAATCAGGATTGTTCCTGATGGATCAGAACCAGACAATCCAATAATTTGAATGGTACCCGATCCATTACTCAGAATAACTTTATCACTAGTCAGAATTTCGGTGGTTCCGTCAGAACGGATAAGAATATATCTTTCCTCATCAAATGGGAGGAAGGTTTCATTAGTTCCTGCATCAATTGCAGGTGTTTCTCCACCAGAACTAATGGTAGTTTGAAACTGTTTTCTAATAGTAAGGCTGGAAGAAGAAAAATCTACCGAAGAAACATTTTTCTTAGGAAATATACTGTAGAGTGATTGGTTTGTGGACTCATTTCCACTACCAAAATTCCTTTGTATTTTTGTACTTACAATTGCAAAGTCATTTACACTTGTCAGTGTGGTTGGAAGAGCTCCATCAACAATACCAGTTACAGTTGTAACACCAATGATCTTGAGAGCCGAACCAGTGTTCTCAGTGATTTTACCAAAAGAAGGAACTGTACTAGAAGTGGTGGTGTATTGAACCAGATTACCAACAATTGCAATACCGGCGAATGATGTTGAAGGATTGGTAACTGTAGAAACACCAGTTACTGCATCACCAGCAGTCAGTGTGGCATTTCCAATAACAGTCTTTATTTTTGGATTAATATTGGCGGTGAATGTATTTGCTGACCCAACAATACCATATACTGATTGAATATCAGAGTTACCGTAACTTCTAGTATCTATAACATATCTATCATTATCTTTAACACCATTAAATACAAGATTTTCACCCATAAAGAAGTTACCCTTGACGTTATATGCAGTAACGGCAGTTCCAGCACTTACTGAACTTCTAAGATATGCAGATGCTCCACTATATTCTCCTTGAATAAAGGTTGGAAGTGTGAGAGTTACATTTTCATTGATTGTAAGATCAGTGTTTGTCTGTATATCAAACAATGAAAGATCCCACTTATTCAGATTTGAGTTTGTGGTGTCATAAGAACCTGATTCTAAAGCAAAATCATAGATTCTAGCAACACCAATCTCTTTACCTGCGGCAGTTCCATCAACAGAAACTCTATCATCTCTAAGACTCAGAGTATTTGTTGTATTAAACCCAATTGTGGCAGAACCAAATACAGTATTAACTTCAAAAGTGGGCCCAAACCCGAAGTTAATGGCCTGATTTTCAAGAAGACGTGTGGTTCTTGGTTTTGGACAATCGAGAAGAGTTGTTGATCTAGTTTCAACATCAAAACCTTTTACATATGCCTTACCAGGTGAAACTCTATAAATTGCAAGGTCATCTGATGGAGTGGATCCTTGAGCTGTAGTCTGACCCTCTTCGTAGATACCTCTATTTCCTTCGTTATCATTCAGACTATTTCTAACAGAAGTGGTGAATTCTTTGATATAATAATTACCAGATTCATCATAAGTTCTTCTAGCAAGTTCTTCTGCCAAAAGATTATATTCAGTCTTATTAATATCAGATCTCAGTACACCATCATTAACTTCAGATAACTGAACAAAACTATTATCTTCAAAATCATCTAAAGGTCTTTTTGTAAGAACTGCTGCAATTTTAAAACGATCTGCACCAGGTGCACTAAAGTTGTTGAAACCCTGAGCATTATCTGTTAAAGTTGGATCTACATCTGAAGAAACAATACTTTCTGTTACCTGTAAACCAATTCTATAGTTTGGCTTATTTGAATATTGATCGAGGATAAGGATCTGATCTTCAACGTCAACAAAAGTTCCTCTCAGGAAATATACACCATTATTCAAAGTAAATGCAGAACCTTTGGCAGATGCATTAGTTGAAATTGTATTTGCAAAACCTTCACCCGCAGAGATAAAAGTAGTTGCATAATTAATATTTACTTCTGTTACGAGAACTTCATTATCGAAAAATGTCTCAGTTGCGGCATCAGTTGAAGAAGAATTAAAATACGTTAAATATAATGTATAATTATCCCTATCAGATTCTTTATTTGTAATGTATGTAATAACCTTGGCAGTTACACCAGAATCTCTACCAATAATCTTTTGCCCTACTAACTGATCAAGATACAGAGAAACAGGAATTCCAAGAAATTCTTCTTGAATCTGAATGGCATAAAATGTTGAATTATAAGTAACATTACCAGGAATTACCTGAGCACCTTCTTTGAATAGATGGTTACCTACATCTTCTACCTGATTCTGAAGAATTGATTGTATATTATTAAGTTCTCTTGCCTGAATAGGATATCCAGGTTTGAACAATACTTTATAATAGTTACTTTGGGAATCAAAGTCGTCAAAATATGGAGCAACGTTGAGATTAGTTTCCTGTGGCATAATTCTTTAGAACTGCAAGATAATCTTTACATCTTCTTTCTGTGAGGAAGACCTTGTTACCGAAGGTCTATTATCAAGGAAAATAATGTTTCCAGAGTATTTTTGAGACTCTGGTAATGAAACACCATTAGTGAAAGATTGACCGAGATAATATGTCCTATTATTTAGAACAGTAGAGATACCAGTGAAAACAGTATCAATACCTAAATTAGCACTTCCACCAACAATATTAACACTACCACCAGTAGTGGGATTGGAAGTAAATTCATTCAGTTTGAATCCATATGTTGGATTTGGATTCAATGAACCATTGGTGTCGAAACCTACATTTGACTTATCTTGCCAATACTTCAGAACACCAGTTATTGAATCATAAGAAACTACTCTACCAACTGCAGTTGACCCAACACCAACAGTTTGTGTAATAAATTCATCTTGAGTGAATGACACAGAACTGTAACCAGCTCCAGTCAATCTAAGAGCATAAACTGCACTAGCTTTATCAAGGGTCAAATTAGAGGTAGAACCTTGAGCATGTGGACTTTCTACAAGACCAACAGATGCAAACTGGTTACCGGTAATAAAGTCTGGGTTTTCTGTGTCATTTTCAAATCTAGAATATGTTAGAACATTATATGCCCCCAGTTCCTGGTAAATATCTGCACCATGACCACCTTGTGGTGGAATAATTGTATTGAATATTGGTAAAGTTGTACCAGTAGGAACACCACCAGCTTCCCAATCAACAGAACCAAAGGTATATCCAGAACCTCCCTTAGAAATATTAATACTTTCTACTTTGGAATCGTTATTAATAACAATGGTCGCCTCTGCACCATCACCATCACCCTTAATAGGAACTCTGGTATATGTTTTGTTGGCGGCACCAATACCAATACCACGATTTCTGATCGTGATGACTTTTAACTGACCACTTGATGATGCATTATCCCTAACTGGAGAATTCTTAGTACTTGTATACCAATCACTAGGAACAGGCATATAATTAGTTGAGTCAAACTTAATTGCTTGACTTGGACTAATGGTATAGAGATACTTCCAGATGTAACCATCACCACTAGAACCTGCCTCTCTTGGTTCTAGATCAGTGAAAGTTGGTTCATCCAGAGAAGACCCACCAACATAATTATTTTCGGGGGTTGCACCGTTATAGAGACAAATATAGACTCTATAATCACTATTCATTACATAGTAATTAGCAGAATATAAGTCAAACACACCCGAAGGCTGTGAAGGATTATTTCTACTAATATCATGTCTATACATGTCATAGGTAGTACCAATAGTCCAAACTTCTTTCCTAATAACCTGTGAGACATCACTTGCATTGATTTTCTTCATTGCAATCATGGAATCCCATGTATCATCATAAGTCTCAAAACTATCAATAGGAGTGGGAGGATTAGAATCCCAATTCGATTGATAATCGGTAGCATTAGGAATGCCAATGAACGTATAATAAGAATTTGAACTGGAAGAAACTTCACCAACAAAGTTCTTAGCATTCAATATTCTAAGTTGATCAGTAATTATCGCTGCCATTTTTAGAGGACTTTTTTTTCTTATTTATGAACTAAAGAAATTGTTTTATCTAACCTACTTGTTATACACACCTCTTGGGAACAACTGACCCTGTGATGGTCTTCTACCAGTTAACCATCCAGGTCTTGTTTCTGTAAAAGATATGTTTTTATTAGAATTAGCTGGTACATAATAATCTATGGTAAATGTAGTATTTACTCCAACGAAAGAAGTTGTGGCAAATCCAACAACTGCTGTTGTGTTTGATGTAACAAAATCTGTCATCAGGTAGTCCTCGCACAGAAGAGAATACCAGCAGTTTCATTATACTGATTATAAGAACCAGTAATAACAGTATAAATTTCACTAGAACCAATAGTAATCGTATCACCTTGTTTAATTTCTAGTGCTGATGTAGGTAAATTAAAATCAATCAGAACAAAATCATCTGGCATATAGTAAGGACAAGGAATAAGATTTCCGTTAATAGGAATACCCTTGATTACCGAAGTATATGTCGTGATTGGATATCTATTGCCATAAGTGGTATCTGATGAAGTTAACACTCCTTCATCTTTAATTCCACCAGTTCTTGAGAAAATAGTAGCTTCATTACTTAATGGGGAATTATAATCATGCATACCACCTGAACTTATTGACTCAGTATAATTTGTTTGAGATGTTGTTATATTATAATTTTGTGCCCGTTGGCCATAGTGGGAAGCGTTATAAATTTGAGACCAACCTGCCTCTGCTGTTCTTGTTGCCAAATAGTAATCAGAAGAAGCATAACTATTGCCAACTAAAAGTGTTCTAAATCCAAGAGTGCCAGTATCTCCTTGATTTGAATTAAGTGAGTCGGAAGGAACAATAAATGTTACTCCAGCAGAAAATGCTTCATCATAATTATATAAAGTTGAATCAAAATTATGAATAATAAAAGTTGAGAATGTATTCTCATTTATTGTGCCAGTAACTGATGGTTGATTGAAAGATAGAACTGCAAAATCAGTATCAATGGAAGAACGATAAATGTTTAATTTTAAATCATGCGCTGTTGGTGAATTGCTAGTTGCATATCTAAACAG